TTATTGGAGAACCCGGCCAACACGGCATCGGCGAAGGCTCGCTGTTTGCCTGTTAAAGCCATTAACAAATTCCTCCACGGGGAAAATAATCTGCGGATGAGAGGGCATGCGGTGTCGGTCGAAGAAGAGTTCCGGAGTTTGCCCCCGCCCCTCCCTTTGGCCGTCAGGTGCCGCGCGCACGCGCCGCCGCCTCCCGGGCGGTCTTAGCATCATGACAAGGTTGGCACAGGAGTTCTTTATTGCTGTCTTCATCGCTTCCGCCCATCCAGAGCGGAGTCTTATGGTCGACAGCTACGCCCACGCTAACCCTGCCATTACGCTGACACTCTTGGCAGAGTCCGCAGTCGCGGGCACGGATCCGATTCCGGTCCTGTACGCCAGCCCAACCACGCTTACGCTCGACTGTGTCGGGCCTGGGCGGATCGAAGGTGGCGAGGCGATTACCGGCTGTCGTGAGACGCGGCTTCAAGGTCTGTAGCTTCATTGGGGCTCAGCGAGAGATGGTCTGCACAGCTAATGGCCGGCTGGTACCGGCCGAAATGCCATCGCCGGCCGGCGCTCGCGCATATTGCGTCGGCGCAGCCACGCCCACCTTCTCGGGTATGCCAGATGTGAGCGCGGCAACGGTGGCAGCATGGTCATATGGCACAGTAGCCTTCAGCAGCACAACGCCAGGAGGAGCCGTGTAGCTTGGCTGTTTGCGTTGATCGCTCATCAATGATCCTCACGAACGAACCACATCGTCCGGTCGATCTGCTCGCCGTTTGCGCAGGTAAGGCGGATCGTGCAGAAGTTGACCGGGTTCGCGGAAATATCCAGGCCGCTAAGCTTGACTATTACGTCCGTACCGACGATGCGCGGGTTGGCTCCGGTGTTGTCAGTCGCTAGCGTCACACCGGATACGATGGCTACCGCCGACGCGCCCGTGGTTCCAGAATCAGCCAGATCCTTGGCAAAGCCGAACTTGTAGTACCGGATGTCATCCGGGTCTTTTAGGCAAATCCACTTGCCACCAACGAATGTAGGGTCTGCCATCAGAAGTTCACTCGGTTAGTTCCACCGCTGAAGTCGACACGGTTTGTGCCGCCATCGAAGTTGACGGTCCGCGATGAGGGCACATCAACATACCCAGCAGGTTGAGTTGCTGGAGGAGCCGCCGGCGCAAGGTACGTACGGCCACCGACAAGCGCTTGGTGCAGGTAAATTTGTGCCATTTACGCCACCGTAGCGGATACGTCGAAGTTTCTGCCGTCCGCCATCTGCACGGAGACGCCGCACGCCCCGCCCGCAGCAAGCGTCGACTGCATCGTGAACGTCAGAACCCCGCTCGCGTCTGTGGTCTGCGTTGAGGACTTATACACAGGCGCGCCGCGTAGGTCTGGCGTAGGCTGGTCGAATGCCGCGACCTTAAGCCCTGTCAGGTTTGCGAGAGCTCCAGTCGTGTCGCCGAGCGTCAGTGTTACCGTGCGTGCGGTCGTCACTCCCGCGGAATTCAGCGCCGAGCGAATCGCCGTCGCCGCCATTGGGCCGAGTCGGTTCATACTCACATTGCCGTACGGGTGTAGGCCATCCGCGCTGTCAGCCGTGATAAACCATCCCGTCGTATCCACGTATGTGACACGGCTCGGGGTCGTGCATGCTGCAATGCCTGCCTGCAGGTCGGTCGCGTGCGTTCCATTGAACGGGCGCAGAACGATGATCTTCGTCGTGGCCGGCGTCGCGGACAGCAGCCCATTAAGCACGGTCGTGAGGGCCGTTGTCACGTCCCCCGAGTCGTTCGTCCCGTGCAAAATCGCAATGAAGTCCGGCACGGAGGCAAACGAACGGCTTACACCCGAATATAGGAGGTTGTAGCAGTCCACGAGGGCCGGGACGCCACCGCTGCCGGGATTAGTCAATCCTTGCGAACCGAACCCCACGATACCCACTTCAGCGCCGAGCAACTGCGCCGCTTGATACGCCCAGGCGATACGGGAGTTTGCCCGGTCCATGTCGTTGGTGTACGAGCCGTCCATCGTGCGGACGCCTTCGGTGATGCTGTCGCCGAAGAACAATGCACGCAATGGTTTGGCCGTCGCCTGCGTCAGCGTCGCGCCAGAGTCCAGAACGATACCCGTCAGTACAAGCGCCGTGGACTGAGGAGACCAGCGCGGACCTGCCAGATACGAACTCTTGAACACCACTTCCAGGACGTGGCCGCCCTTGTTGTTGAACATGGACGTCGTGCTCGGCACGGCGATGGTCACGCTTGCTGCGATATTTACGGTCGTCCAGCCGCCGACGCCATCTACGATGTAAGAAATCTGCGGGACCGGCGACACGATGTTCGTCATGTCGAATTGGAGCGTGCAGCTCGACCCCGTGAACAACGTCTTGAAGTACGCCCCCGGATTGATGGTCTTTGCGGTGTTCGCGTCCACATTCCAGTTGTACGGCGAGAACAGGACATTGCCGGTGCCATTGGTCAGCGCGTTGACGGTGGTTGCGCCGACGTTGTTTGTGACGGCGGACGGTCCAAAGCTTGCGGTCAGATTGCCGGCGGCATCTTGCAGGCGCGGATTCGCGCCGGGTTGCGTGTAGCTAACCGTGATCGTGTCGGTGGAGACGTACGCGCTATTTACCGTCAGCGTGAACGTCGCCCCGGACGGATTGCCCACGGCCGTAACGGTTTTGCCGCCGGATACCGTGAAAGCCGAGGTTGGCGGCGTGCTGGCGGCCAGTGTCTCGCTCATCGTCACGGTGATGACCGTTGGCGATGCGTTCGCCACGACCGCGCTCTGGAACGTCGGCGGCGTCGTGTCGGCGGCAGATGCCGTGTACGTGATGCTCGCCGGGTTCGTCAAACTTCCGTTGTTCGTAACCGCAATGGTGTACGTTCCTGCGGATGCCGCCGTCGCGGTGAATGTCGCCGTGGGGGACGCACTGCTGATCTGGACGCTCGTTGGCGTGAACGTGATGCCCGTGACCGGGGTCGGTGTAATCGTAACTGTGCCAGTGATCGCGCCGTTCGCGCCAATCGTGTACACCGACGATGCCGATCCAGCCGTGCCAGAAGTCGGACCAGTCATCGTGACAGCGGTTGCCGCCTGCACTACGCCGTCATCCAGGCTGAAGTCATCAACCGCAGTGCCAACCGAACCCGCGCCCGTACGGAAAAGGCCAACGTAACCGCTCGCAAATGACGATTCGGTGAACGACGCCGTAGCGGTAGTCGGCTTGACATCGGTGGATCGCCAAATGCGTATCTCGTGCGTGCTGCCCGATGAGATACATTCCACATTGATGATGTCGCCGACGGCGAACACCGTGGACATCGTGGCGCCAACCTGCGGTGCCGGGAAGGACCCGTTGGTGCGCGTGTAGAGCCGCGGCGTGAGCTTACCTGCGTTGTAGTTGAAGTCGATCAACCACACGTAACCGTTCAGGTAGCCCGAATCCATGCGCAGAATGGGCGAATAGTGGCCTGCGTTCGACAGCGCGGGCAGCTTCTGCGTAAACTGTACTTTCGTGTACGTCTGCGCCGCCACCCCGGTGTACAGCGCGGTATTTTGGTCGACAGCCGTTGTCGACCCGAACGACTGTGCGCCCGAGATCGGGTTGCTCGTGCCGACCGCCCAAGTTCCGGACTTGGCGACCCAGCCAGTGGCTATCTGACCAGATGTCTCGCTGTCGAAATTGCTGCTATAGATTACGGTCATGAGTGGCCCTTACAGCGCGGTATCGCCAGTGATACGAAAGTTGGCGAAATCGACGATTGCGACACGCGACGAGTTACCAGCATCGCAGGACAGCCGGTGCTGAATGTCGGTTGAGGCGATAGCCATTCTGCTTTCACTATTCAGCGAGCCGTGCGGCGATGAATGCCAACAGCTCGTTGTCGGACTTGCCGACTATGTCTTCGGGGATGATCGCTATGGATCCGCGCGGGCCTTGCACGACGACCACGAGCGCACCAGGCGCAGAGGCTTCGGCCCGGATATTTGCGAGCCACGCGACGGTTGTCGGCAGCAGCGCTGGTTTTGCAGGCGCAGGCCGCTGGTTGATGCCAAAGTCAACGATGCGCTCGACACATCGATCAAGGTACGCGCCGACGCGTTCGGGCGCGATTCGGCGACATGCGCGCACGAGTGCGATCGCCGGGCGCACCCACCAATCGATGGTGAGCAAGCCCGACTTGATCGCGACAGTCTTCACCGCGCACTCCAGATGTCATGCACTTCGCCCAGATCTGGGTATCGCGCAGCGGATGCCCGCAGTCTTTGTGACTTGAACAGTTCGCGAAGCATGCCGCGCACGTTCTCGGGCAGGCTGCGCGCCAGCTCGACAAACGTCTGTCCGGCGGCGCCGTATCCCTTCGCACGCAGGATCATCTTGGCGTCCTCGCAGTCGACCAGGTGTGCGGCAATCTGATTCAGCCGCTCGATGTTCGCGACCCTCGATTCATTCGCCCTCTCCCCAGCACAGCGCGCAGGATCTCAGCGCGATAGACGTCTGCCGGAGTTTTCATGCCGCAGCCTTCATTGCGTTGCGGTTCTGCTGCAACTGGATGAGAACCATCACCCAGGCGCGCTCTGCTTCGACGGTCATGCGCATGGCGCACCTCAGAATAAAAAAACCGCCTTCGCATTACTGCGCCAGGCGGCAAAGTCCAAGAGAGAGACTTGGAGGAGACTCGGTACTTAGTCGGGCGCTTCCGTGAAAGTCACGTAATACTTCTTCCCGACGACAAGCTTGTCGTTGACGGCTTGGTTAAGAATGGAACCCTTGAACTCCGCATACGGAGTCCAGTGGCCGAACACGGCGTTTTCGGACGCTTGCTGTTTCTCGGTCGACCCTTCCCACACTGCGCCGAAATGAACCGACTGCCCAGGCATCTCCTCGTTTGTCGAGCTGTAGCCCTTCATCGGATTTTTGCTGTGCAGTTGGAGCTTGCAGACCATAACTTGTTCAGACATTTCGTCACCTATCAAAAGAGAGCACCCTTGCGGGCTGATATAGGGCGGTTGTCTTACGGTCTTGCGGCCCTGCTAATTGTTTGTGGCGGCCGGTGCTGGCGTTCCGGCTCCGTGAATCGCTTGCTGCGCTCTCGGCCGTGAGCCTCTGTGCTAGCTGTGCTCATGGCGTCAACGAGCGCCGATACGCGAGTCCACGGGAAGTCGTATCGATCTACGCATCAGCTAATGCGCATGCACCACACAACTGCGCTCTGCTGGAGCCGTGCCCCGCCCGTCTAGAACAGGAGGCAAAGCGCATGTGTGTGGCCACCGGTTACGCCGGTGAGGCGCCGACGCCCGCATAAGGCAGCGTTCGCAGCATTCAACAGTCGGGTTTGAATCAGCGGGGCCGAGCCGCTGTGCGTCGGAAATGAAAAAGCCCGCGGACCTTTCGGTGCGGGCTCGATGTGCTCCAGGGCTATCTGCCAAGTGAGCGAGACAAATTACGGTTCGCGCAGGCGAGCGCCGGCTTTACTGCGGGCTGAGCACTCGACTGCCTCGGGTGATGTTGGCGCCGTAGCGCGCATTACATGGTGCCGAGGGAACTGTATGGAACAGGAGTTTACGCCTGTTTTTTTTCTTGCGCAACAGCGATCTCAGCAGCGGCACGTGTAACAGCGCGGCGGGTGGAGGCATTCTTGTCGGCGCCCCACGACTCACTGATGACACGCTGCAGCGGAGCTACGGCCTGCGCCTCACGATAGGCTGTTGATTGAAGAACATCGATGTCCAAATCTGCCGCTAGTTCGAACGCATCGCTGCTGTGCCGGAGCGAGTTCCAGGCATAGATGATCTTCCCATCGGCGAAGTGCAGATTGACCCAGTCCTCGCCGTCGACAGGTTCTGCCTGCGCCCCGATCGCGCGTGCGGCCAGCGTCAACAACTCCAGATCGGCATCGGCGATGCCCTCGCCGCGAGGCCGCAGCGGGAATCCGCTAGCGTCGTCATCGTCGCTAGGCTCCCACTGGTCGCCAGTCCACTCGACCTTTTGGAATCTGTTTTCGTCCGTGCTCATCGTTCCCCCAAGTGCTATCGCTGCAATTCTACCGACAGCGGAGGAACTACGCGGCACGGCGTAATTTGGAACCGGCGCGCGCTCCATGCGCCTGATACAACCCTTCCAATTCCGAGATCATGTCTTTGACCCGCTCCACTTCCATCGCGCCGCCGGCAATCGGTTCGCGGCCAGTACCGGCGCAGCACGTGCACGCACGGCCGGCGGCGATTTTGGTTCCGTGACACACCTCGCACTCACCCTGCAACCAGTGAGCCAGCGACACGCGCGCGATCTTCTCGTACATCCCGTGCGCTGCCTTGATGTCCCACTCGTTCTTGATTTTGAGCCACTGACGGGCCACGCCCTTTTGCGTGACCGCTTTTGTCCAGGCTCGCAGCAAGACAGCGAGGTTTTGATTGCCGGCCTCGAAGGTCTTGTGCTGGATGCCGTCGGCGTACTTCGCGCGCGCGAGGAGCGAACCCAGGACTTCGCCGGATCCTCCCGTCAGGTCAGCCAATGCAGCCGCGGCAAGCGCATCGGTTTGGTGATGCAGTTCGTCGTCCCTCAGGTCCGACGTGTTGAGCGATTGAAGGTACTTTTCGACGAACATGGTTTGCTCCTTGGAATGACAGAGCAAGCGTATCACTCAGCAATAAACTATGAAGTTGTTCCGACATTTTCCAAATCGCAATGCAAAGACGTAAACTTCCGTTGGCAGCCGCAATTGCTCTACAATAAATTTTTTAGGCTAGGCAAACATGACAGATATCTTCCAGAAGATACTTGACGAGCGCGACAAGAAGTGGGACCGCATAGACGCGGAGACTCTGCGTGCAGACTCACATACCACTGAGGGGCTCAAGGCTCTTCTTACCCTTCACGGAGGCGGTTGCGTGGCAATGCTAGGCTTTATGCAGGCGCTGCTAACGAAGGAGAAGACAGCTATTTTTACTGCGTACAAATACTATGGCGAGAATGCCCTTCTGTTTTTCGCTATTGGACTTGTTATCGCAGCACTCATGCCAGCGGCTCGAGTGCTCGACGCACATCACTCGATCGCGAACCTTTTAGGCGCGAAGGGCCATCACTTGTGGGCCCGCGCTTCGTATGTTCTATGGGGCTTGTCTTGGCTCGCATTTATTATTGGTCTCTTTTATGTCGGCAGGGGCATCGATCTCGCCCTCATCTAGCGAAAATGTGTCGATGCACGCTCTTCTAGACATGAATCGCCACGAGTTTTCTAGACACTCGACAGCCGCTGAAAATACTGCTTTTCGTACTCGACCGGCGACAGGTCATTGCTGAAGCCGTGCCGCCGCTTCGGATTGTAGAACATCTCGATATAGTCGAAGACATCCTGCTTTGCTTCTTCACGGGTGCCATAGGTTTTGCGACGAATCCGTTCCCGCTTGAGCAACTGGAAGAAGCTCTCGGCAACGGCGTTATCGTGGCAGTTACCGCGCCGGCTCATGCTTTGCTGCAGATTGTGCGCGTCCAGAAAGTCGCGCCAATCGTAGCTACTGAATTGACTGCCTTGATCGGAATGCACCATCACCGTATTCTTGGGTTGCCTACGCCAGACGGCCATCAAGAGCGCGTTTATCGCGAGCTCGCGATCGATGCGCGAACTCATCGACCAACCGACCACCTGGCGCGAAAACAGGTCAAGTACCACGGCCAGATAGAGCCAGCCTTCGTACGTGCGGATATAGGTAATATCCGTCACCCAAACTCGATTAGGTTCCTGCACGTCAAACTGGCGCTGCAAATGATTTGGCGCCACCAGCGAAGGGGCGCCGCCGCGTTTGTACTTGCGCTTGGCGTAGCCGGTCTGCGAGCGGATTCCGGCCGATCGCATCAGGCGATGAACGCGATTGATACCGCATTGTTCACCCAGTTCGCGCAAGTCATCGCTGACCTTGCGGTAACCGTACACGCTGCCGCTTTCCAGCCATGACTCCTTGATGGGAACCAGCAGCCGCCTGTCTTCTTTGGCGCGGCGGCTTTCGGGGTTCAGACGCCAGGCATAAAAACCACTGGGATGCACGCCGAGCACCTTGCACAGCCGCCGCACAGAGAATTGGTCCTGAAACTCAGCAATGAAGGTGTACCTTACCCGGACGTCTTGGCAAAGTACACCGCGGCCTTTTTCAAGATGTCGCGCTCCTCCGTGACGCGCTTCAACTCGGCCTTCAGGCGCCGCATTTCCTCGGCCTGGGAATCCACCGCTTTGCGCTCCTCTTCGGGCACGCCGTAGCGCTTTGTCCAGGTGCACAGGCTATGGATACTCACTCCCAGGCGCGCCGCGACTTCGCTCGCCGGGTGACCGCGCTCCGCCACCTGCTTGACCGCCGCGATCTTGAATTCCTCTGTGTACCGCTTTCCGCTCATACCTTCTCCTTGTGCCCAACATTATGGCTCAGGAGTGTCTACGATAGTCGTGGCGATTCAACATGATGCTCTGATAGAACTGCATCCAACGCTCCCTCCCGAAATTCGCCTTTGAGTTACATGCCGAGCACAAGCAGATGAGATTGATGGGACGACAATCGCTCTTCTCGTAGTTGATGTGATGCGTTGTCAACCTCCGGTCAGCTCCCGAACATGCCGGGTTCCAGCATCGCTCACCATCTCGTTTAATGATGGCTCGGCTAATATTCCTGAAATTCCACGGGTAGGGGAGCCTGGAAACGCCTCCTGCCCAACTTGGGTTGCCACTGCCTTTAGTAAGTCTGGAGCGCCTAACGTAGGAACACTTTTTGGAGCAACAGTGGTATCGACCGACGTGCGAAGCAGGAATCCAACAGAAGACCCCGCAAACCTCGCACTCCAGCTCAACGCGCTTCAACTTTTCGACCTGCTTATTGCACTTACCGCGCTGCGATAGTCCTACGCATTGCAAGGAGCAGAAGCGGGACGCACTGTGCACTGGCTTTACTTGATAGTGTTTCCCACAGATCTCGCAACTCTTCGCTATCAACCCGCCCTTCCATTTTGGGTTCTTTGCACCGGATACATCTAACCCGGCTGCGTTAAGCGGCATTTCCGACCTCGTCTACTCGCCATCCGCCACCGTCTTTTTTCGGCTGAACCCGAATAACGAAGAACCGCATTGGGTACAAATCCGCTGCCACCTTAATCTTCACATTTGCATCCTCTTGCATGTAACCTTTGACCTCATGCATTTCTAGCGCCCCGTCGACCAACATGACGGCAAAATCTGGAGTATAGAAAGTGTTATCCGCAAGGCGTAACTTGATACCCTCGAACTTGAACCACGCCACCTCGCCAGCGGTGCGGCGCTGCTCCAGGGTCGCGGCATATGCCGCCTCCGTCTTGTTCATGGTGCCGGCCTTGAGTCGGCCCAGCGCTTGCAGCCCTCGCTTCATTGGCGAACCTCGATCGTCGTCGCCACCACGGCTGCCAAGCTATGTAAGCGCGCGTTGAACCAGCGTCGGATACAGTACGAACGCGCCACGCTGATGACTGTATAGATCAGGCCCATGATGAAGTTGGCGCCAGGGCTGATGTGAAACCCAAACATCGGGAAGATCAGCAGGTTCGCGAAATAGTTGATCGAGAACCCGATGCACGTGTTGATGACAGCTTCGATCAGGGATTCGAGTCGGCTTTGTGTCATTGGTCGAGCCCCGCAAACGTGATCGTGTAGTGCGTCGGATTGCGGTCAGCGTAGCGGTCGACGATGTCGGCCGCGCAAGCGTTCAGGCTCGGGTAGAACGGCTTGGAGCGCGGCGGTCGGTCGTCCGTGAACTTCCCTTGGATCATGGCGTCCCGCAGGACCACGAGCGAAGTGATCGCCTTCGTGATGTGCGACATTCCGGAATCCGGATCGATGTCCTCACCTTCCCACCAGTCCATCAGGTGGCGCATCGTGCCGTCGTAGTAGACCGAGCCACGTACACCGACAGCCCTATAGTTGTGTCGGCCATACTTGCTGGCCCCTTCGAGCATCGCCACGCCGACTTCGGCTAGGACGTTGGCGGGGACCGTCGACATCGGCGCCTTGCGCATGCCTACCATGTCCTTCGGGTTGCTCGGCTTCGCGCCTTCCAGCGTGTGGAACGTCAGCATTTCGTGCGAGTCTTCCATGTCATCCTTTCGTGTCGTCTTTGTTGCCGCCCGGCGGACGGGCGGGATGGCGCGTTATTCCTCGCTCGTGCTGACGGGCTTGCGACCATAGAGCGGCGTGTCCGAAATGATCCGGCCGACGTTCGGAATGTCGCTGTCAAGGTCAGTCCATGTCGTGATCTGGAACACACCTTTGCGGCCGCGCTTCGGTACGTAGACAACCTTCCGACCGATCGGCAGACCGGCCTCGATACGTTCGATGTCCGTGCGGCGGCGCGAGTTTTCTTGATGACGGCCGACGTGCGGATACTCACGCTGCAGCATGTCGTCCCACAGTTGTCCCAGCAACTGGATCGCGCGGCCATAACCAATCGATGCGCCAATGCGTTCCAGTTGGACCTTTTCCGGGGCCTCTGCCGCCTCCATCCGCTGCATAACGTCGTTCAATTCCATGTCTGCCTTTCAGGTAGTTGTCGATGCCGGAATCTCGGCTTCGGTTGATGTTGACTGCTTTTCTCGCTTCGCCAGCTGCCGCTCGATCCACTCCTGCCGAATCACCACATCTTCCGCCCTGAAGAATCGAGCACACGGCTTGGAGGACCACGGCACGAACGGGTTGATCAAGGGCTGGGCGTTGTCGTACCCCGTGCACCGCCCTAGCCCCACTCGCGCATGGTCTGGGTACTCCTTCATCTTGAAGTGCTTGCAGCGGGCGCAGTTGTCGTTTGGTATAACGGTCATGCGACACCTGCCAACGCCAATGCCTGGCCGGTCGCCGGCGCGGGGCTATCCAGTAGCGCCCCGAGCGGTCGACCGCAGTTGATTACCTGTAGCGCCGCCGCCTGATTGCCGACGAGCCGGACGCACGGCTTCGCGAGTTGCTTCGCAGTGTTGTGCGTGCTGGCCGTGCCAAGCAGATATTTCGGGTATTCCGGCACTTGGCCCGATATCCTGAAGCCGCGGTAACGCGTGATGAACTCCTTCGCCACGAAGGGCCAGTTCTCATCCTCGTACGAATTGATGCGCACCCAGCCGCCCATGTCGTGCAGCACGCGGTGGATGACTGGATCGTCGAAGGCGACGTCGGCCCAGATTCCGATCCGACGCACGGCACCGTCGACCTTCGACCATGCCAACTGCGCCTGATCCTCGGTCCGGCCCTGCAGCACCTTCGTGACGTCGGCGATCTTGGGCATGAACTGGCCGCTGTCAGGGTTCTGCGTGTGCTGCCAAAGCGCGCGCTCGATCGCGGCGTAGTCGTATTGCTTCAGGCCTTCCCAGTACAGGCCGATGCTCGTGATCGACAGTTCCTTGCTGTAGTAATCCGCAATTCCAGTGATGAGCGTCACAAAGTTTTTGCGATCATTAGGCTGCATGTCCGCTCTCCTCCAGCCAGCGTTGAGCGTTTTGGGCCGTGGTCTGCCCCTGCTTTCCCAGTTGCGCCGGCTGCTTGGACGCCTCGGCCTGACGACGCTTCATCACGAGCGCACCCCAGTTTTTACGAAGCGCCCGCGGGCACTGAATGTTCTGGCACCAAAACGAATCGTGTAACGCCCAGCGAAACAGTCCACCGATCTCCTTATGTGTGCGGTCGTCGATCTCTCGCATCACCCGGACGTCGCGCGCCCAGGTTGCAAAGTTTGGCTTTCTAGCAGTTGCGTCTACGCTCAGCAGAACGTCGTACATCCAGCGCGCGCAGCGCTCGTCCTCCTCGCTACCCGGCTTCTGCTCGCGCTTTTCCTTCTTTGGCACGATCTTCACGTTGACGCTCTCTGCGGCATCCAGGAGGCGAAGAATCGTCTCCGAGTCGACGGTGACGGACGGCGCCGACTCCGCCATCCGGCGAAGGGTCGAGAGGTCACACATCGGTGCACTCCCCGCGTTGCTTCAACTGCCATTTGGCCAGTTCGCCGGCGACCCATTCCACGCCCTTCGCGGTGAACTTGGCCGTGTTGTAGGCGTGGCCGTTGCCCTGGGCGGTACCGGCGCGCATCTCGAAGCGCCCGGCCTCAATGTGGTTCGCGTGCGCCGTCCACTCGCCATTCAGCGGGTACATGATCTTCTGCGAGTGAAGAAAATGGCGGAACTCAGGCTCCTTGACCTTCAGCAGCTTCGCCACCTGGCGGAAGGTCATCAGGCCGGTCGATTCGACGTAGCGACCCACGAATTCCAACGCTGGTTTCGCCGCCTCAATCTGCGCGGCAAGCGCAACGCGCTCCCGTTCGGACTCCATTGCCATTTCGAGGATCTGCAGGCGCGACAGCTCGACGGGCGCCGGCGCGCGCGCTTCCAGTTCCTGCCAACGATCGACAAGGCGCGCAGTGAACTCGGGCGAGAGCTGAGCGACCACGACGTAGGAGTCTCGTTTCGTCAAACGATACTCCGCGGCCGGCCGTCCCAGGCTATCGAGGTATTCCCCCAGTGGGGGATGAGAGATGGCGCCGCGGTCGGCGAGCCGTTCGATGCTTTGCTTCACCTTGTCATGCCGGGACTCGACCAAGTCGGCAATCTCGCGACTCGACATTGTCACTTCACCGCTTCCAACGGTTTGCAGATTCAACATGCATCCCATGTCAATCCCCCTCCCTATCCCATGAGTGCAGACAGCCAGGTCTGCGGGTTCTTGCGCATTCGATTCCGCTGCAGGTAGTGGCCGTGCCGGTGCGGGTCAGCCTTGAGCCTGACCCAGTAACGGGCGCACTTCTCATGCTCACTCTGCGGTGCCGGGCGCTCCGCGTCAGCAGCAGCTCCGACGGCATATACCGGTGACCGCCATGCGCCGGACGCATCCTGGCGCCAAGAAACGACGTGAATCCGGCCGGCGGCGTGCAGATCAATGAGGTAGACCCGGGCGCGCTGCAGCAGCATCTCGTCCACGACCTCGGCTGCCGTCATCGGGCGCGCACCTAGCTTCTTCATAATCTGCTCGTACCGGTCGTCGACTGTGACGCGACCCTTAGGTGCTCTCGCCTTCCGAAACGGCACATCCGGCTTGTCACCCAGGCCATACGTCGGCGCCGATCGCTGTCCCTCTTGATTACGGGCGTGGCCCGCGACATGCAAAAGTCGCGGCTTCTCGGCCATCATTCCGTTTATGTGCCACTGGGCGCCACCGCGTGAAAGGTGCAGCTTGTCGGCCACTTGCTGCGCAGTTAGTGGCCCGGCTTGGACAGCGGCGAGGATGCGAGTGCGCTGGTATGCCCGGCGCGGATCCGGCTTGCGGACGTCGTTCGGCATCACGCCACCTCCTTCCGGATCTCCCGCATCACGCTCGTGCTGTTGATCCGGTGGCGCACGCGGCGCGCGACCTCGATCGCTGCGTGGTCGACGTCGATGGAACGAGAGTTCACCAGCTGCGCGTCGTGGCAGTCCAGGGCGTGATTGATGGCCGTGAGCTCGGGGCCAGTGCAGACGAAACGATCGTTAGTGAGTGCCGCACGCTTACCGATGGAGAGCAGCGCGTCGCGCGCAGCGATGGTCGTCTGGCGGAACTCGTCGCCAATGCCCATCTCGCACATGACGTTTGCGATGTTGATGGCGCCTACGATGCGGTTCCACTGTGCGCGGGTGCCCCGCCCTTGCGCCATGTCGACCATGGCCAAGTGATTGAGGGTCTGGATCTCCTGCAGCTTGTCGCGGTGGGTGTCGCTCATGCCACCGAAGATCGACAGGACGTTGGTTGTGTAGCCCTTCGGGCGGTATTTCTTGTTGCGCGGCTTCTTCATGCTGCCTCCCGCTCCGGCTGCTCCGCATCCATCGCCTCCATGTCGAAGAGCGACGGCATGCTGACCTCGCGCTCCATCGCACGGCAGTAGTGCACCTGGTCCGCGAAGTAGGATGGGTTGAGCTCCGATCCGGCGCCGCGGCGACCCAGCTTCATCGCCCTGACCGGTACCGTACCCAGGCCGCAGAATGGGTCATAGACGATGTCGTCCGGGTTGCTGTAGCGCTGGATGAGGCGGTCGACGATGTCGATCTGGAATGGGCAGACGTGCTTCTCGACCGCGCGTGCCGACTGCTCGCCGTTCAGGGTGCGCATACGCACGATGTCATGCCAGACCATCGGATCGCTGCTCCCGGGCGCCAAGCTAAGGTAATCGGCCGGCAGCGTCTTATTGGCGAGCATGGCTTCGCCAACCGCTACGTGGTATTCGTAGTTGTAGACATTCGACAGCGACAAGTCCGTGAACATCTTCGCCAGCTTGGCAGGACCATAGCTGGCCAACTCGGCTGCACTGAGCAGGCGATCTCCACTCGATCGCCAGAACGCATGGGCATCGACCTGCCAGCGCGCGACGCTGTAGCCGGTACCGGGGATCGGCGCGAGACGACGATCGAAGCTAACTGGCATGCCGTCGTCGTCCTGACAAAGCGGCTTTGCCTTTGTCACTGGAACGTCAGCGTAGCCTCGGCTGCGATCGGACTGCGGCTTGTGGAACAGCAGGATGTATTCCGGCGAGCCGACGCCCATCTTCGTGCCGTCCTTGCACACCTCGCTGTAGCCCAGTCGGTAGGTCTGGTTGTTCTCGCGCACGACGTCGGTAACGACCGTGATCATGCCCATGTAGTCGAAGCCGTGCTTCATCCCATGAAACAGCGCTTCGGCGTGGAATGGACTTACGGTCGGCACGCCGGCGCCGGTCACATTCCCGAAGTTGATCCTATCCTTGACGTGACAGGCATAGATGCGCCCCGGCTGCAGGATCCGGTGCAGCTGCGGCGTCAGGAAGTCCATCTGCGCCCAGAAGTGGGCGTTGTCCTGGGTATGGCCAAAGTCGTTGTAGCTGGGCGTGTACTCGTAGTGATTCGCGAACGGGATGCTGGTGACGATCAGTCCGACCGAGTTGTCCGGCTGCTCGATCGCCTCCAGCACGCAATCGTTGTTCGCCACCGTGAAGCGCTCGCCCTTCACGACATGCCGCTCGACGCCGATCGTGCGCGCGAGTGAATCCTGCATCGACAGCTGGTCCAGGCCATAGGTGCGGATGATCTCGCCCATCTTTTCCTGCATCTCGTCGTGTCGGCGCCACTTCTCTTGCAACTCGGCCAGCACCGCGCGCTCGACCTCCGTGTGGATGATGTCGATGACGACCGGGCGCGTTTGCTGGAACCGCTGCACGCGGTGGACGGCCTGTATGAAGTCGTTGAACTTGAACCCGATACCAGCGAAGATCTCGCGGTGGCAGTGCACCTGGAAGTTGCAGCCGGATCCGGCGATAATCGGCTTGGTCGAAAGGATCCGAAACTTACCGTCGCTAAAGTCTGCGATGCGCTGCTCGCGCTGCTCCAGGTCCTGCGTACCCCAAACGCTCATCGCTTCCGGCACCGCCGCCTGAATGGCATGGCGCTCATCCTCGAGGTCATGCCAGACGACAAAGTGGTCGTTCGGTGCCTCGCCAACGATTTCCGCCACCTTCGCAACGCGAGCAGCCATACTTTGACGCTTCTCGCCGGCTGCAGCCGAAAGCCCCATTGCGACGTTCGGGATCAGGAGGCCCTGTCCGTTCTTCTCCGCGCCCGCAGCTTCATAGTCGCTCGGCACCTCGTGGTAACGCACCTCGAGTGGAGGCAGGTCATAGCCTTCGTCCGAATGACCCAGGTCACTCGGACGGCGGATGAAGCACGCCCAACTGGCAACCCACAGCCAGAACTCCTGCTCCTTGTGCGGGTAGAGCGTCAGGTTGCCGGCCTTCTCGCTGTCGCGCTGGAAAAAGCGGGTCAGGGCCTGCCCGGTGTCCATGACGCCCAGGAAACCAGCATAGTGGATCAGCTCCTTGAAGCGGTTCGGGCTCGGCGTCGCCGTGAAGACGAACTTGAACTCGACCTGGTCGAACATCGGCAAGAACTCCTGATAGGTCTTGCTGCCGTAACTGCGCAGGACGCTCGCCTCGTCCAGCGACGTCGCGCCAAAGCGGCCGATCGTGATCTTGCCTTCGCGGACCGATTCATAGTTCGTCATGTAGACGGTACCGGGGCCGTCGATTTCGGCGTCCGACCGGATGAACTTCAGATCGATGGCATAGTCACTGGTGAAGCGCTTGGCGACTTCGCGGGCAAACTCCTGGCGCACCCCGAGCGGCAGGACGATCAGCCGGTACATCTCCGGAAAGCGGATACCTATCTGGCGCATTACCTCGAGGTTCGTGCTGGTCTTATGCAGGCCGAACGAGGCGAAGATGGCGCGCTGGCCGCCCTGCAGAGCCCATCGGACGATGTCGCGAGTGTGCGGCTTGAGACCCGGATTGATCTGGTCGAGTTGCACATCGAAGCCACGCGCCGGCGCCAGGCGGATCTTATCGCGAAGGAAGGCGTTATATTCTTGTAAAATGTTGCCAGACATAATTACTCCACGGTGATTTGTTCAGAGGCCGCGGCGGCTGCAACCGGCGCGGTCTCGCTATTTCGAAGCAGGCCTTTAGCCCGCAAGATCTGCCGGCTCTCTTCCCGGGCAGCGTCGAAGCGCGCGTCAACCGATTCCCTACTGGTCCCGCTGGCCGCATACCCGCCGTCGAGCCAAGCGTGGCAGTCGTAACACCCATAGCAGCCTTCCTCGTCCGGCGCTTTCAGGCCCATGCCCTTACCGTCCGCCAGACGGTTCGAGTGGCACCAGACAGTGGTGTCCGGGTTTCGGTTACAGATGCCTGGGAAGCGCAGCGTGCAGTCCTGGCCCTGGGCCGAGGCGCGGATCGGCGTCATCTTCGGGCCATTCGATTTCAGCTGCTTACGCGGCTTGGTCAGCTTCAGCGTCTTCGCCTCCTTAGCAGTCTTGTGTCGAACCGCAGCTACGCGCAGCACGCCGGCGCCGGAGGATGGGGTCTTGAAGCCGCTGCCGCGCGACATCGGCGTCTTGCGCTGGAGTGGCTTGCCTGGCTTTAGGGCTGACCGGCTCAGCATGCTAGGATGTCCTTTTTGACAAGGAGTCGCCCATGGAAAAGCCACGACTGAACGAAGACCTGTACATTGCAGAACTGAACCGCCGCCTGCAGGAGCACCCGGATTACTCTCCAGGCATGGCGTTCTTGCCCCACCCACAGGGTGCTACGGGTGGCAATATCATGGGGATTGCGATTGCCGGCTTTGGCTACAACAGCACGTACATAGACGTTAGCAACGCGGTGCAAAATGACTTTGACGTTGAGGTGACGTATGCCGGCTTTCAGCGGGAAGTTAAGGGGTAACGTTTTCATGGCGCCACCCGCTTGAACTCGACCACCCACACCCAGGGATTGACGTCCCAGCTGCCGGCACCGTTGATGCTCTCCCATAGCGCGCGGTAGGCCTGCGACGCACAGGAATAGCGGGTGCCGAACCCGGCGAACGGTTCATATGCCACGTCGTCCAGCGGGAATTCGGAATCGTGCCAGTCGTACGGGTACCGATGCAATCCTTCTTCGCGCGCGTCGCGCGGGCTGATGTCCTGCAGCCGCTCGACGCGCACGCCGGTGATCTCCAGCAGGATGCGGCTGGCCCAGCGAGGCATGTGGATGGACGGACAGGCTTTGCGCGAGTACCACCATGCGATGTCGAACCCATCAGGCGTCAGCACGTCGACGCCGTCAACGGTGTAAGCGCCTCCGTCGTACTTGGGCGCAAGCGGCTCCCCAGTCAGAAGATTCAGCATTGGCCGGCGATGCGTGGTCTCTCGCACCCACAGGCGATCGCCAGGCCGGCCATACGGGCAATCGCGCAACAGCGCTGCCTCCGTAATCGGTTCTTGGCCGCCGTACTGAAACCGATTGGTATGCGGGTCCGTGGCTATTTGGATTGGGTAGTCGGGCTGATAACGCAGTGCGCGCCGCGACTGCGTTTTCGTCCCATCGAGCAGTGCGCGCACCATCGGGCCGCTGAAGAGGATTGGGCGCTCTTTCATGCCACAACCTCCACTGCCAACCTCCCAGACTTGACGCGCGCGCCCATCTTCATCAGTGCTTGTGCGGTGTCGTATGGCGCCTGCCAGGCGGGCGCAGGCTTACGCCGCTCGGCTGCCGACACATCGAACATGGCTCGGATCATCTGCTCGCCAGTGGCAGGGGGACGGCGCCGGCGAAGACAATCCTCTGGAACTCCAATCCGACGCCCTCGGTGAACCAAGTCAACCAAATAGCCAACAACCTCTTCGCCTGTATTGGCAATAACGCCGCGGGTAGGTGGCGAGATGATCGTGACCTCACGCCCCATCAACTCCGGGAAGCTTATGGTTTTGACGATGATGCACACCTCGCCGACCCGAAACGGACCGCGTTCGTTGAAGGCGGCGCTCATGCATCACCTCCAGCAATGCTCTTGAACCCAAAGCCCTCCGGACGATTCGACCAGGCCGGAATGTCCAGGCGCGTACCGCGGCTGTTGATCTGGTACTTCTTGCTCAGGCCCGGGCTTGCGAACACGTTGCGCGTCGGCGCCGGAGCGATCTGGCCGACGTACTTCTCTTCCGGCTTCTCGCTCTGCTCGTCGTAGTAGTCGGTAGCTGCTCGGCTGCAGGCGATCTTTCCGCGCTCGGTTTCGATCAGCCAGCCGCCACGAATTGCGCCTTGCAGGGCAACGTCGCGCTCATACTTGCTTTTCCCAAAGTTCACGGCCAGGAACAATTCGGCCTCGGTGCAGGAGCCGTACTTGTATAGGTACTCGCCGGCAAGGTACGGGATCTCGCCCGGTTGCGGGCGGCGGATGTTTTGACGTTGGGTCATGCTGCCCTCCCGGCAATTTGACGTTCGTGCGCGAAGTTCGCGCGGATGAGCGCTTCCGAAAGCGGCGGGCACACACTGTTGCCGCACATGCGGACCTGCGCAGACTTGGTCAGCGGGACGCGTGGCAGCGAAAGTGGATCAACGTCGACCTGATGGCCGTCGACGAACAGCTTCGCCGGGTCAGGAATCTCGTCGATGATGTAATCGGCCGGGAAGCCCTGAGCGCGATACAGTTCGTGCGGAGCGAGCATGCGCAGACCGATGTCGACGATCTCGTAATCCTGCCCCTGGATCGTCACCAAGCCATAACGATCTTTCGTCGTCACGGTGTGCAACGGCTCCCCCAGTCGCGGATCCTGATCAGTGCCGTAGTACTTGAGCAGGAATGCGCGCACCTCGGCATGATGCTGCCCCTGGGCGCTGATCGTGCCGATCGGCTCGTCCATGCTCGCAGCCGTTGACGTGCCACGAAGCTTGATAAGGTTGCTGGTCACCACGCCAAGCGCATGCGGAGCGCCGGCCGGATTTTCTTTTGGGCCCGCGGTGATGGTCGGCATCGGATCAACCATGTCGCTGCCGGTCGATCCGGTGCGGAACTTGGTCAGATGCGCTGTCACCAAGCTGTGGTGATCCGTGCTGGTCACCGTGCCGATCGGCTGCTCGAGCTGAGAACCTACGACCCCCGTGTAGTGCTTCGCGAGGAACGCCGTCGCAACCGCGGTATCCGCCTTAGCAGTAATGGTGGCCGTCGGCTCATCGGCGCCACGTGGACGGCTGTCGCCGGCGCGGCCTCCAACCCCGACAAGCGCTGCCGACACCATGCTGAAGTGCCCACCCTTGACCTGGGCGCAGATCGTACGCAGCGGCTCGTCCGCAGGCATCACACGCTGGTTGCTCGCATTGGCGTGCTCGTTCAGGAAGGCCGTGACAAGCGCCGCCTTACTCGATCCAACCACGGTGCCAAGCGGCTTCTCGATGTCGAGCGCACGGGGCGCCTGGCCTTCACGCTCGCCGTACCCGACTTGCACCATCGTGGCTGTCGCCAGGGCTTTCTCACCGCGCTGGGCACCGGTGATAGTTCGGAACGGCTCGCGCACGGATTCGCTACGATCGCCGCCCTGATGCGTGACCGGGACGATACTCGGCACAACTGCGGCTCCTCGGCCGACGATGAACGGCGATTCTGCGTCCACGACGTACCGCATGATGCCCTTTGCGATACGGCGCAGCGTTGCATCCGCCAAGGGACGCTTGCGATCGAAGATCGACGGGCACGGCAGCGCCCAGTCGATGCATTCCGCCGCGGTGCGGTACGGCTGCAGCTTACCGGCACGGACGCCGACGGAGTCCGGAGCACCATGCGTCGCCATCGGCCAACGGATCGGCAGACCATCACGGCGCGCGACCAGGAAGAAGCGCTTTCGGATGGTCGGCGTATCGTGGTCGCAGGCGCGCAACTCACGATATTCGACCTTGTAGCCGTGCCCCTCCAACTGGCGAACGAAGCTCCGGAACGTGACGCCCCGCTTTGCCGGATCCGGATACCAGACTTCGGCGCCGTCAACGACCTTCATCGTCAGCGGGCCCCACGTCTGGAACTCCTCGACGTTCTCCAGCATGATGACGCGCGGTTTGCACTTTGCCGCCCAGCGCATCGTCACCCACGCCAGGCCGCGGATCTTCTTCTCGACCGGCTTTCCGCCCTTTGCTTTGCTGAAGTGCTTGCAGTCCGGTGACAGCCAAACCAGGCCAACAGGCTGATTGTTCGTTACCTCGATCGGGTCGACGTCCCACACGCTCTCGCAAAGGTGCTTTGTGTACGGGTGATTGATGGCGTGCATCGCGAGCGCTTCCGGGTCATGGTTGATCGCGATATCGACCGGACGTCCGAACGCCGCCTCGAGACCGGTACTGGTTCCGCCGCCGCCGGCGAAGTTGTCGATGATGAGTTCAGAGCCGAGGTCGAGACCCATGGTCATGAGATCACGCTTCATGCCCACACCCCCGACGGCACCAAGTTGAAGAACGCCGCCATCAGCGGGTGATGCGCCGGAATGGCCTTCGACACGCGCACCTTGAACTCGACGTCGTCCTCCATGATGTGGAAGTGGCGCGCCGGATCCTGAGCCGCGATCGTCAGTTCGCACTTGCGAGGCTTCGCCGGGCGCGAAGCTGCTTGCTCGTCCAGCCTGGCGAGGTAGGCGTCGACCTTCGCTGCGTCGCTCGTGAGGCGGCACACCAGGTGGCCAGCGACATACACCGATTCGACGAGGCCGTGCAGGTCGACCATGTACTTGCGAACGCCCGACGGGCCGATGGCGAGCAGACCGCCGACCTCATCGCGCGAGAGTTCGCTGACCTGCAGGGCAGTGATCAGGGTGCGCACGCGCTCGATGCGCTCCACGGTGCGGGATGGGGTGACGTAGCGGGAGCGGCTCATGCTGCACCGCCGTTCTGGCATGGCGCTGCAGTAGCCCGGTCGATGCGTTCGATGTCGGCCAGGATCAAGGCAGCAGCTTTAACCAGGTTCCGGCGGTCGTCCGTCGGCTTCCACCATTCCTTGTCCCACGGCCAATCTTCAGGTGGCCCGTAGTTAAGGGCGTTGCCTTGCATGGCATAGCACGCAGCGGCCATGGAAAGCTGCCCATCCTCGTAGTCGTCGTCCTGATCAGGATGCCAGCCTTCTTGCTCGACTTGCCGTCTGCGCTCGGCCAGCACGTCTTTAGCCGCCAGTGTTGTCGCACCCTGAAAGCTCAGCGCCTCAACCAGACGTGGATGGAGCTCGATCACATCGGCCGCAGGATCGACGATCTCGTTCTTATCCCACATGATCACGTAACACATGCCACCGATGACGCGGCCGGGATAACCAGGCCCTTTATCCAGCGTGGCCTTGACGGCATCGTAGAAGGCGCGCAGATGCTCGGGATCTTCTTCGTCAAAGAACGTCGGCGCATTCTCCTTTGCGCCGCGCTCGGGGTAATAACCCTTGTCAATGTCGTGCAGAATGGACATCAGGTCGCCGGCTGCTTCGATGTCGCGCTCGGAAGGTTTCGCCATTTTCACGCTGCACCTCCGACTTCGAACATGTCGATAACGCGCGGATCGCGAACGGAAGCGTTCGCAGCGACGGCCTGCGCGAAGTCAGCTGCGGTCAGCTTCTGGCGACCGACCGCTTGCGCCTGATAGACGATGTCGCCGGGGCGGAGCCAGTCGTTTTCCCGGATCAGGTCAGGCAGAGACGATGCGCCAAACTCCTGACCAGTGACCGACCAGAACACGCCGCGGCCGATATCCATTGCCGCGAGCACGGCGCACGCATAGGACAGGCCGGCATGATCCGCGCCGTTGATGGCGCCGAACAGCGCACGCACCGCCTTGTGATGTTCAGGGCTGACGCAGGCGCTGATGTCGTCGCGCTCTTCCTGCAGGTAGTCGTTGGCCAGCGTCTTGGCCGCGCCAAGCAGCTGGACCGCGAGATTCGACCAGTGTGCCGCGCGCGCTTCGAACTGGCGCGAGGACTGATCTTCACCGACGTGCGCCGCCGGCGTGATTTTTTCTGATAACATGCGCTCTCCCTTGTAGTTGCTTCACTAAGCCCGCCTGGCCGCGGGCTTTTTCATTTCTGCTGTCCTTCCAGCAGCTCTCGGTACTTCTTCTTGCTCATCACATGCCCGGGCTCGATCGGCGCCGGCTGTTGCTCTTCTTCGTTTTGCTGCATCTGCTTCCTTTCTTTGTTCAGGCCTAGGACGCCAGCTCGCGAATCTCCTTCACCGGCAAGTCCAAGCGCTCGTGGATTCGAAGAATCGTGCGGTCGCTCAGCAGTCGCATCCCCGAGCGCAGCTTGCTGATGTCCGGCGGCGTCATGCCCAACTCGCGGGCCAGGGCCGAGTCGCTCTTGATGTCGAACCGCTTGCGCAGCGTGTCCAGCAGCTTCGATACGTTTGTCATCTCTTGGGCTCCCTGTTCGAGGTATTGGTGGCAGCATGCCCGCCGCCTGGGTCTTCCTTACAGCGAAGCCGGTTTCTCGGACATGCCGTTCAGGCGCTCGATCAGCTGCATCATTGGACGGAAGGCCTTGAACACCGCCGCGCGCACCCTTTCCACTTCGTGTTGTTCGACGCGACCATCTTCCAGCGTCATATGGACCTCATTCGCGACGTCGCCCAAGCGCTGCCAAATGCAGGTGACGTTTTCAAGCACGCCCATGTCCGAAGCGGGCTGTTCTTCGAGCTTCGTCAAGACAAAGCCATGTGACTCAGCCAGAGCGTGCAAAACCGAGTAGTCTTCCGTCAGCGACATCACACGCTCGATGTCGTCGATGGTCACGACGTTGGCCTCGTTGTTCGGATTGGCCTTATTGCGCAGGATCGTTGCCGACATACCGAGACGAGCAGCCAGGGCGATGCAACCGCCAGGTGCGGAGTGAACGGTTTGGTGGAAAGCGTCTTTGGCGTTCATGCTCTTGTCTCGCTAAAAAATGATGTTTTGGAAACTTGTTGTTGAGAGAATGCTTACATCGAAACTTCGCCAACCCTGGAGCTCAACATGCCGGACACTGCCTTCGTACTGCTGAACTGCGATTTGATCGCTGTACCGCTTCAACTGGGTTGCGCCGGCGTCGTTACGATCTATTGCGGGGCTAAGCGTGCTGGTCAGCTGCTGCCTGGCCTCGATGCAGCATCCTTTGAGTCGGTCGCACGACGCATCGGCGAATCGCCCGTGGCACCAGAGCAGCGCTCGGCATGCAGCTCCTCGAGTCGGTCGCCGATGAATTTCGAGGGGCGCGATCCCCGGGTTCCCGCCAAATACGCAGCAATCGTCGATTGCCCGCATGGGACCAGATCGGCCAACTCCTGCTGAGTAAGCCCGGACTTTAGTAGGTCCGACGTGATTTTTTGCGTATCCATGGGCAAACAATATCACGTTCGTGTTTGGACCGTCAACACCAACGTGATTGTGTTATGTATTACATTCGTGATATGGATACTTTGGCAAAGCGGCTCATCTGGGCCCGAGAACAAAAGGGGCTTACCCAGGCGGCGCTAGCGAAGCTAAGCGGCGTCACGCAGAGCACGATCGGGAATCTGGAATCGGGTATTCGGTCCAGCGCACGCCGTATCGTCGACATTGCTGCCGCACTCGATGTAAATCCGAACTGGCTGGCAAACGGTCAGGGAAATGCGACAGAAGTGGACCTAAATAAACTGGGCGTTGAGGAGCCCCTTACTCAGTACAGGGCAGTCAACGATGGCCCACGGAGCCGGCCTGTTGGGCGCGATGCCAACTATATGGAAGATGTTTCGCTGTCGTCCGAGACGACACTCGAACGATTGAACGCGCGAGAGAAAATGATTCTTGAGCTATATCGCCGCTCGAGCGACGAAGGCAAGCTTATGATATACGGCGCCTGCAAGGCAGCCGCAGAATATAACGACGCCACGATTGTCGGGCGCTCAGAGTAGTTGCAGTTTGATTGCCTCCGCCGGGGTCGTTCGACGGTATGACTCCGACATCTCAACGAACACAGACTGCGCACTACGCTTCATGGCGCGAAAATTCGACACCAGGCGCCGCTCCTGAACCGTCAACTGAAACTCATCATTGTCATTCTCGGCCGCAAGGACCAACTTCGGCATCGTCTCGTCTGACATCTTTACTCCTTTGCAAGTGTCCTACTAACTATATGGCGTAGGACATGTCCTACATGCAACGAAAAGAGCGGTCTTTATGGGCTATTTACGATGCATAAAACGACTAAGTATCACATTGCCCTACGCAAACATAAAGCTCTAGTTATCACTTCCGGTCTCAATACGGTATCCTGACCGGAAAAGTGCCATCGTTTGTATGGCACTCGCAACACTGCTGTTCCGAAACGCGCAAGAATCGCGCGCATGAAAGAACAGCCGCCCAAGAAGCCTCCCATCAAGACCGCGATGCGCCTGCCCGCCGAGTTGCACGCCGACCTCAAAGAAGCCGCCGAGCGCGAAGATCATTCGATGAACGACGAGATCATCCTTCGCTGCACCGCCATGTCAGGCGGCGCCTCTCTCGCCACCATCCTTGCCCAGACCCAGCGCCTGAGCGAAGAAAATCGGCAACTCAAGGCGGAGGTCCAAAAAACTCAACAAATGGTTCAGTCCATCATTGACGCTCTAAGGCCGGGGAGAAAGCGCTAGCCATCGGGCGTTCATATTGTAGGTCCGAAACACTGTATGTTCATACAGTATAGGTTTGCATGTTGGGCAAGGTCAAGTAATTCTGTACCTTTGCACTCAACCTTTCTATACTGTCCGTATGGATGATCTAAAACAACTTTTGGCTGCCTGGATCCGCGATGCGCGGAAGGCAGCCGGACTATCTCAAGAGGACCTCGGCGCTAAACTAGCGCTCGAGATGGGCGACGACCGCGGCTATACGAAGGCCAACATTTCCGGATGGGAGAACGTCAAGCATAGCCCTAGCCTGAAACAAGTGATGGCGATCGCTAAGGTCACTGGCGCCGGCCTTCCTGCGCCAATACTCGATGTGCTCCAAAACGATCAGCCAAGCGCTGCAACAATCCCGACAGGCGCCGACGTCTTGAGGCTGTTTCCTGGGGCTCGACCTGTACGTGTAGGCGACGAGCTGCACACGCTACCGATCCGGTTCGTGAAGCTGAAACTTCATGCTGGTGTCGCCCGCTTCGAGACTGAGCCAGTGCTTGAGGATTGGGGCTTGCTACCCATGCCGAGATCTGTGATTGAGAAGCACAACCTTTCACCGGCCCAGTTGCTCGCAATGCGTGTTTCAGGCTGCAGCATGGAGCCGATGTTGTTTGAAGATGATGTCGTCGTCATCAACACCGCGGATACGCGCCCGATAAGCCGCGAGGTGTACGCCGTCAACTTCGATGGCGAAGCTTGTGTCAAGCAGTTGCGCTACCAGGGCGGTCAGTGGTATCTGCATTCATTCAATCCAGATTTCGGACCGATCAACATGCGCAGCGGCCAGTGCAACATCGTCGGACGTGTGGTCTATCAGCCCGGCCGAGTCGTGACGGGGCGCCTGTAGAGTGAGAAATCCAAACACTGAGCAGCCATGACCGACAGTGCATCTCTGCGGCCGCACAGGCACTAAACGATTACATCGTCGCCAGTGGGGCGAGCACCTCAACCTCGCTGGATTCTCGGCTATTGCCATGTCTCCCGAAAATTCTTATTACGCACGGGAACGTGAGAATGTGTTGGTCTTTTGCCAAAATAACATGGTATTATTCCTATATGCAATGGAACTGGTGAGTTGCTGCATACTTAAGGAGTAGCATAAATGATGCTCGACGCGCATGACGCGGACGCCACGCAGATCGAACCGCCTCATCAAGATGGCGCGTCTGAGATTCAGGCGCCCCCTGCCAGTAAATCGGCATTCAGGCGAGTGGTCGGCTTGCTGCGAAGTATGTGGGAGCCGGCGCCAGAGCAAAGCGAAGAGGAACAGCAAAGCAGGGCTTGGTGATAACCAGCTGATTCCGCCCTGTAGAATCCGCAGGGCGAAATTTGAATCTCGACATTCACGCCGGCACAGAGTTGCGCAATCGGTAGCGCCGGGCCTGGCGCAGTACGAAGCCTGGGACGCGCAGCGCCTGACGTAGTCAGTCCGATTAGCCGGCTACAACTCGACCGATCGCGAAGTATCAGCCGGCTCGGAAGTCGACAGTTTGGTTAGCTTTGCCGTGATTACAATCTTCGCATAAGACCTGTAGATTCTCGATGTCTAGCGCTAGAGCGGGAAATCGGCGGCGCGACTTAACGTGATCAACGTTTAGGACCACCCCAGCCCCAGGCGTCGCGCCACAGCAAAGGCAAACGCGACCATACTTTTTGAACGCCTGGAGCCGCAACTGACGCCATTCGAATGACTTGAGGAATTCTGCCGAGTTGACATAGGCACCCCACTCTGATGCGGAAGGGAGCGGCTTGGGGGCCGAGCTTGGCTCCGCCGGCACGGATATGGGCGCAATCGTCAGGCCCAGTGTCTTCATTGCCTTCGCCACTACCCGCTTAGCTTTCCGCACCTTCTTTGACTCCTTCGGCGTAGCGCCGAAGAGTGCAATATTAGTTTCTTTTCTTGCCCTCAAATCCGCCTTGCGAGCTCGCATCGCAGCGTACATTGCATCGCCATCCACATCTTTTAAACGGTTCTTCTTAAACCATCCAGATGGCAGCGGGTAGTCAATGCCTGCAATTTTTGCCTCAGCGAGCGTTAATGCCGCGGAGCCACGTCGGTACTTAGCAATGTACTCTTCTAATGTCATGAGGCAACTTAAGACTGAGATCAACAGATCATCTCATTTTACACGACGCTTCCGAGGCTTACGATCGCCGCGTGGCAGCTTCATGTCGAACCTTGGCAGCCATCGCTCAAATACAGTCAGCAGCAGGCCAGGCGGAACATACCAAGTCTTCAGCTCAGCATTCCATCGAGCGCCCAACCGTCGGGCTTCGTCTTTTTCCGCGTAGGGCACGTTCAGTTTGGTCACGGCCTCTATCCCTCCTGCGCACGCGCGCATTAGATAACTCGAACTCAGAATATAGACAACTCGACTGTTATCTAATCAAGCTGGCTTCTACTACGGCCGCTTCGCTGCACGCTTGCTTCGCAAGCTCTCGCACTATCGTGCTCGGCGATATCTTTTCTTTACTTACGTTTTTTCTCTAGCCCCCAACCCCAGAGATATAGCTAATACGCGTGCATATGCGAGCGCGTACGTTTCGCTTCCTTCAGGCGTTAGCTCGACAAGCGTTTTCACGCCCGAGGCACCATCCGACAGACTTTCGGGTACAAGGCTCTCTCTTCGCCACCTTGTGTGAGTCTCACCCTCGCCCCCCCGTTTTTTTCACCAGGTCGCAGTCTCACCTATCCCCCTACACCTGTGTGTTTTCTGCATGTAGGGCGGCTGATTCCGTCAGCTCGGTTGCTCTCTGGGCCTTTAGCGTCGGAGTTTCCCTCCCCGCCCCAGGCTTGCAATCAGCAGAACTCACCTGATGGACGAATTTTAACCCAATCATCACGTTTGTGTTGATCTTTTTAAACACGTATGTGATACTGTGTTCAACGTAGCGAACTCAACCAGGAGCCGCAATGACGCAGACGACCAAGCCGAGCAATCAACAAGTGCGTAGTTGGATGCACCGGCGCCAGGCGGACAGAACACCGCCGCCGGCGCCGGATCAGGTCCGGATGGAACTGGGCTGGAAGATGGTTGAGGCAGAGCGAGAGACGAATAGGATCAAACGATGAACACCCTGAAGAACGACGGCTACCGATTCATGGTGAGCCCTACCGGCCGCGAAGCGAACTGGATTCACCCGCTGGAAGTCGAGGCGCGCGCACCGGGCTGGCACGACTGCACGGACATGGACGACACCGAGTTCGATCTATTCATGGCCGAACTGCGCGTGAAGTTTCCTCCCTTGGCTGCGTGAGGAAAGACATGAGCAAGCAATGGGATGAAGCCTACCTGCGCGAAGTGTTCGCCGATGAAATCGCACTGGCAGCCGTGCACAAGAACTGGTTCCTTCTTCGTTTTGAAGCCCCGGCCTTCCTGGGGCTGAGCGAAAGCCTCGTGCCGCGGCGTGGCCGGTCCCTCGTGGGCGGCACAAACAGCCGCTTGGAGTTCGCATCGACTCGGCCAACGACCCCGCCCCACTGGCGCCGCGACTGGGCCGCAGCTGGTCCGCTGATTGGCTTGTTGGGCCTGAGCGTCCGACCCGACGACGATGAAGGCTGCGTCTCTGTTGGCAACGGCAGCCGCCGGCGTGACGTCACGGAATCGTATGCCGACCATCCGGATAAAGACGCAGCAATCCTCGCAGCCATCGTGCGCGCCGCGATTCGAGTGTGTACCGAAGCGCGCGAAATCTACTAACCCGAACTACTCGACCATCTGGAGATCACCATGCGCTTTCGTATCACGATTCGAACCGCCCGCGGCATCAAGACCGTATCCGTGATTGGCGACCGCAACGACCTGCTCGACGCCGCGTACGACGCCGGTGCCCTGGGCGTGACTCTGGTGGCCGAATCATGAGCCGCTACCAGATCAGTGCGCGACTGGCTTCTTACGCGATCCACTGCGTTGCTGCTGTCGTGCTGGTACTGACCATTGTCTACAGCCAAGCGGCGCTGCAGTAATCGCCGAACCCACAACAACAAGGAACCCAAGATGTTTTTCAAGAACCTGCAGGTGTATCGACTTCCGCAAAACTGGGACATGACCGCCGGTCGCCTGGCCGACGCCCTCGCCTCCCAGGCCTTCACGCCGGCATCGAGTAACGAACTGCTGCGCCAGGGCTGGAAGGCGCCGCGCGGAACCGGTACGCCTTTGGTGCACGCCGTGAACGGCCAGTTCCTGCTAACGCTGGCCACCGAAAAGAAGATCCTGCCGGCGAAGGCAGTCAATCAAGTGGCGAAGGCGCGGGCCGCGGAGCTCGAAGAGCAGCAAGGCTTCCCGCCCGGGAAGAAGGCCATGAAAGAACTGAAGGAGCGCGTCGCCGACGAACTGCTGCCGCGCGCCCTCTCCGTCCAGTCTGAAACCAACGTGTGGATCGATCCCGTCAACGGCTGGCTCGTGGTCGACGCAGCCAGTGCGAACAAAGCGGATGACGTCATCAAGTTCCTGCTGAAGGCCGTCGACAAGCTGCCGCTGGAATCGCTGCGCGTGCAGCGCTCGCCGGTCGCCGTGATGACCGCATGGCTCGAGTCCGACGAGGCACCGCATAACTTCACGATCGACCAGGATGCCACGCTGCGCGCTACCGGTGAAAGCAAGGCCCAAGTCGGCTACAAGCGTCACACGCTCGAAGTCGGCGAGATGCGTGAGCACATCGCCCGCGGCAAACAGTGCGTGCGCCTGGCCATGACCTGGAACAGCCGGATCTCGTTCGTGCTGACCGAGCAGCTGGAAATCAAGAGCGTCAAGCCGCTCGACGTCATCAAGGAAAACGACGCGATCACGTACGACCATAACGAACGCTTCGACAACGACTTCGCCCTGATGACGGGCGAGTACGCGAAGCTTCTGGCCGATCTGGTCGAAGCACTTGGCGGCGAGGCCCAGGGATGAGAAAGCGTCGAATCCGCCGCAACTTCGGTGAGACCGAACAGGGACTCACCGCCGAAGACCGCAAGGCGATGCAGACCTACCGCACGAACCGCGGATCAAGTCGCTACTACCGCGACCTGGACGAGATCAACACCAGCACAGCGGCTGACGGAAAACCAAAGACCAACGACCAACCGAAGTAAAACAAGGAGAAACCATGAGCCATCAAAACGACCATCCGACGATCCTGGGCGAGCCTTTCGAGGGCGGCTTCTACGCCGGCCGCATTCAGGTTGACGGCGTGCCGCACATCCTTATTGTCGCCCCGAAGGCCGAGGGGGAGCGCGCAGACGTAGCCTGGCTGGAGGCGGAAGACCGCGTCGATGGCGCCGATAGCTACTGCGACGGGATGAAGAACACCGTAGCGATGGCCGAATGCGGCAGCGAGCTTGCGAACTGGGCTCGTGCCCTGACGATCGGCGGTCACACGGACTGGTACGTCCCGAGCCAGGACGAGCTGGAGGTCTTATACCGCAATCTGAAGCCGACCACCCGCAGCAATTCGCTGTACGGTCGCTCCGGCATGAACGTCTCTGCCGTGCCGCCCACCTACGCATACACCGCAGAGATCCCTGCGCAAACTGCGGCATCGGCATTCGTAGAAGGCGGCGAGCAGGACTTTGCTGACGATTGGTACTGGTCGAGCACGCAGCACGCTTCCTACGATGGATCTGCCTGGACTCAGGACTTCGACTACGGCGACCAGGACGACACCAGCAAGTCGGCCGAGTTGCGCGCCCGCGCCGTCCGCAGATTCGCAATTTAACAATTCATCTATTTTTCGGAGCCGCACATGACCACCGTTACTCTCGCGGACATCGAAGCCGCACACCAGCAGGTCAGCGACATGATCCAGGCGTTCAAAGCCCAGGCCCCGCGCGTCACTCGCATCGCACAGGCGGAGATCGAACTGCAGCCGGGTGAACACTACGCCGGCATCATCCTCAGCGCCGATGGCAAGCCGTCGCATCACCTCATCCTGCTGCCGGGCGATGTCGACGATGTCACCTGGGCGCAAGCGAAGGAATTCGCCGAGAAGGCAGGCGGCGAGCTGCCGACGCGCCGCGAACAAGCCCTGCTGTTCGCGAACCTGAAGGATCAGTTCGAGGAGCGCTACTACTGGTCCGGCGCGCAGCACGCTTCCTACGATGACTATGCCTGGACTCAGCACTTCGGCTACGGCACCCAGATCCTCAGCAGCAAGTCGGCCGAGTTGCGCGCCCGCGCCGTCCGCAGATTGACCATTCAGTAATTTAACAATTTCTCAGCATGGCACTCCACACAAGCTTGCCGATTTACAGGGTGGCGTATGACCTCCTCGACGTCGTCACGGACCTCGCCAAGAACATGCCGCGTGATTTCAAGGCATCGATCGGCGGAAAGATTCGCGATGAAGTCGTGGAGATCGTAACCCTGATTTACCGGGCCAACGTCGCCCGGGAAAAGGCGGCGCACCTGCAGGATCTCGTCGAGCGTCTGCAGGTGGCAGAACTGCTGATTCGTCTCTCGCGCGACAAGCGCCTGATATCGACGAAGCAGTATGCCGCCGCAGTCGAGCTCACGACCAGCATCGGCAAGCAGGCAAGTGGTTGGCGCCGTTCCGCATCGCCCGCTTCACGGTAGTCAAGGCTGCCATGACTGAGCGATTTCTTAATCTGGTCGTGCCGCTGGCTCATAAGGCCACCGCCATGCGCATAGCAGGGACCTCCCGACATAGTTCGGGACCGTCTGGCGCAGTTTCCCCGCTGATCGGTCAAGGCGACCTTCGGAGGGGTGACGTAGATAGCACGAACAAACGCAGCACGCTTCCAACGATGAATATGCCTGGAATCAGAACTTCAACAACGGCAACCAGAACAACAACAACAAGTCGGCCGAGTTGCGCGCCCGCGCCGTCCGCAGATTATCCCGGCCGCCACCATGCTGACTTTTCTTTCGATGAACTTGTACAGGCCTATCTGGACTGCCGCCATGCGAAGCGCAGCTCCGCCAGCGCTATCGCGTTCGAACAAAACCAAGAGCGCAACTTAGCTCAGCTGCGCGACGAACTGCTGGGCGGAACGTATCGCCCTGGGCGGTCGATCTGCTTCGTCATCACGCGCCCGAAGCCGCGCGAGGTATGGGCGGCGGATTTCCGCGACCGTATCGTGCACCACCTGCTTTACAACCGTATCGCGCCGCGCTTC